CAAAGAAGATGTTCACGGACAAGGTCGTGCCTATCTCTATTAACTACCCGTTCTTCTTCAAGCCCATACAAGATGGTATGGACAAGCCAAAGACAGAGCTGGCGTACCGTGTCCCTGCGTCTAAGATTACACGCAAGAACATTGACAACAGAGAAGAGGAGGACCTAGAGGGCCTTGACACTACTATAGACTGGCGCAACACAGACGACAACAGCTATGACGGTGAGAAGATGCGTATGCTGATTCATGACGAGAGTGGTAAGTGGGAGAAGCCAAATAACATCCTTAACAACTGGCGTGTAACAAAGACCTGTCTTCGTTTGGGTAGCAAGATCATCGGTAAGTGCATGATGGGATCAACCTGTAACGCACTGGACAAGGGTGGAGATAACTTCAAGAAACTATACGAGGACTCTCAGCCAGCAAACCGCAACAAGAACGGACAGACCAAGAGTGGTCTGTATGGCCTATTCATTCCTATGGAGTGGAACTTCGAAGGATACTTTGATGAGTACGGATGGCCAATCTTTGAGGTAGAAGGAGAAGAGGTGATGAACTCCGAAGGCAACTATGTTGACATCGGAGTGGTTGAGTATTGGAACAACGAGGTGCAGTCACTCAAGAGCGACTCTGACGCACTCAACGAGTTCTATCGCCAGTTCCCACGCACAGAGGCCCATGCATTCCGTGACGAGAGTAAGAACTCTCTGTTCAACCTAACCAAGATATACCAACAGATAGATTATAATGATACGCTTATTAAAGAACGTGTTCTCACACGTGGCCGATTCCATTGGCGTGATGGCAAGCAAGACACGGAAGTCATTTGGACGCCTGACCCCAGTGGTAGATTTCTCGTTTCTTGGTTACCGGCACAACACCAACGAAACAACGTCATCAAACGAAATGGACTAAAGTATCCCGGAAATGAGCACCTTGGGTCGTTCGGCTGTGATCCGTATGATATTTCTGCTGTTACGTTTGGCCGTGGCTCTGCTGGGGCTCTTCATGGTATGACGAAGTTCCACATGGATGATGGCCCTGTCAACACGTTTTTCTTGGAGTATGTCGCACGTCCACAGACGGCAGAGATATTCTTCGAAGAGATACTCATGGCCATACACTTCTATGGCATGCCAATCTTAGCGGAGAACAACAAGGCTCGTCTGTTGTACTATCTGAAGGAAAGAGGATACAGGCCGTTCTCAATGAACAGGCCAGACAGAAAGCTAAACATGCTATCTAAGACCGAGAAAGAGCTCGGTGGTATACCCAACTCATCAGAGGACGTGAAACAGGCTCACGCAACGTCTATTGAGGCGTACATTGAAAAGTATGTGGGTTTTGATATGGACGGAACGTACAGAGATCCTGATGATATTGGGAATATGTATTTCTCAAGAACACTACAAGATTGGGCACGTTTTGATATCAACAACCGTACAAAGTATGATGCAGCAATAAGCAGTGGCTTGGCGCTGATGGCCAACCAAAAGTTTATATTGGATACGAAGAAGGAAAATCCAAAGATTAGTATCAAGTTTCCTACGTATTCAAATAAAGGGTATATTAGCGAGATAAGGAAATAGCCCTATCTTTGCAGAAAACAATGGCGGATCAGAAAATAATTCTTCCATACGTATCGTTTCCGAACCAACTTGCTACCGACGCTGAGAAGGCATCGGAGGAGTATGGCCTGAAAGTGGGCCAGAGTATCCAATACGAGTGGTTCAGGAATGGTGGCGGTTCATGCCGCTACTACGATCAATGGATACAATTCCATAAACTCCGTTTGTACGCACGTGGCGAGCAGCCCGTTGGAAAGTACAAGAACGAGTTGGCGGTGGACGGGGACTTGTCCTACATGAACCTTGACTGGACGCCTGTTCCTATCATTCCTAAGTTCGTTGACATTGTCGTCAATGGGATGGCCGATAGGTTGTTTACGGTTAAGGCCTATGCCCAGGATGCTATGAGCGCAGAGAAGCGTTCTCAGTATCAGGACATGGTCGAGGCCGACATGGTGGCTAAGGATTTCTTGCTGCAAGCTAAAGAAACATTTGGATTGGATGCGTTTAGCGTTCCTCCCGATGAGCTTCCAGGTAGCGATCAAGAGTTGAATCTGTACATGCAGATCAACTACAAGCCCAGCATTGAAATTGCAGAAGAAGAAGCTATACACACTTTGCTCGACAAGAACCGCTATGATGAGGTTCGCAAACGGGTTGATTATGACATTACAGTCTTGGGCCTTGGAATGGTTAAACATTCCTTCGACATGGCCAATGGTGTTAAGGTTGATTACGTTGATCCTGCTAATGTTGTATATTCATACACGGAATCTCCTACGTTTGATGACTGCTTCTACTTCGGAGAGGTCAAGACGGTCCCCATTACAGAAATTAAAAAGATCAAGCCTGATATTACAAAGGAAGAGCTTGAGGAGATTTCGAAGATTGGCAACAGCTGGTGGGACTATTACCCTGCGATTCGGGCGTATCGTGACAGCCTCTTTGATAGAGACACCGTCACGTTGCTATACTTCAGTTACAAGACTGACAAGAAGTTTGTATACAAGAAGAAATTCTTAGACAACGGAGGAGAGAAAGTAATCCGCAAGGACGAAGGTTTCAATCCACCAGCAGAAGAACAGGAGCGCTACGAGCGTATTGAGAAGCGTATTGACGTGTGGTATGATGGCGTTATGGTCATGGGCTCAAACACTTTGTTGAAGTGGGAGTTGCAGAAGAACATGGTACGTCCCAAGTCTGCGTCTCAGTATAGCATCCCAACCTACATCGCTGTAGCTCCTCGTATGTATAAGGGCGTTATTGAGTCGTTGGTTAGACGGATGATTCCATTCGCAGACTTGATTCAGGTTACGCACTTGAAGCTTCAGCAGGTTCTGTCTAAGATTGTACCTGATGGTGTGTTCATTGACGCTGATGGTCTTAATGAGGTTGACTTGGGCAACGGTGCCGCATACAACCCAGAAGACGCTCTGCGCTTGTACTTCCAAACGGGTAGTGTGATTGGACGCTCTTACACCCAAGACGGAGAGTTTAACAACGCACGAGTTCCCATCCAGGAGCTCAGCAAGAATAGCGGTCAAGCCAAGATTGCAAGTCTTATCGGTGCTTACAACCAGTACATGCAGCAACTGCGTGACGTAACTGGTTTGAACGAGGCCCGTGACGGCTCTATGCCTGATCCCGACTCGTTGGTTGGTCTTCAGAAGTTGGCTGCCGCAAATAGCAACACTGCTACTCGCCACATCTTGGAGGGTTCATTGACTATTACCAAACGTTTGGCTGAGGCTGTGTCATGCCGTGTGGCTGACATCTTGGAGTACGCTGACTTTGCCGAAGAGTTCGCCATGCAGATTGGCAAGAACAACGTTGGCGTGCTTGACGAGATTTCTGATTTGTACTTGTACGACTTCGGTATCTTCATTGAAGTTTCTCCTGACGAAGAGCAGAAGGCTCAGCTTGAGGCTAACATTCAGATGGCTTTGAGTCGTGACCAGATCTCATTGGAGGATGCCATTGACATCCGTCAGATGAAGAACATCAAGTTGGCTAATGAATTGCTGAAGATGAAGCGCAAGCAGAAGCAGAAGCAAGACATGGACAACGAGCAGCAGAAGATGCAGATGCAAACTCAAGCCAATATCCAGTCTTCACAGGCTGCTGCTGAGTCTAAGATGCAGCAGATCCAAGCTGAGTCACAGGCCAAGATGCAGATCGAGCAGGCCAAGAATCAGTTCGAGATTGAGAAGATGCAGGCCGAGGCTAACTTGAAGTTGCAGTTGATGGAGCGTGAGTTCCAAATGCAGATGCAGTTGAAAGGTGTAGAGGCTGATGCTTTGAAGACTCGTGAGAAGGACAGAGAGAAGGCCAAGGACAACCGTGTCAGCCTGCAGAATACGCAACAATCAAAGCTCATTGAGCAGAGGCAGAAGGATCTGCCTTCGATAAATTTCGAATCTACTGAGGATACCTTAGATGGCTTCGATTTATCGCAATTTGAGCCTAGATAAAAATATATAACTTTGTACCAAATTTAATCTTATGGAAGAATTCAAAATCCGTGAGGTTTCGGCAGAAGAGACTAAGTCAGTCCAAGAGGTTGAAGAGGCCCTTTTGCAGAAACACGAAGAGGAACAAGCGGCCCTCGAACAAACACAGGAGGAAACCCCTGTAGAAGAAACTCAAGTGGAGTCTACTCCAGTTGAGCTAACAGAACAAGACGTTCTAAGTTTTATTAAGAATCGCTACAATAATGTAGAGGCGAATTCGATTGACGACATCTTGGCTTCACGTAGCCAGGAAGAGTTGCCGGAGGATGTCTCTGCATTCTTGAAGTACAAAAAGGAAACAGGTCGTGGACTCGATGACTTCATGAAGTTGAATCAAGACTTCGAGAAGATGAGTTCAGACCAATTGTTGGCTTCGTACATCAAGGAAACAAACCCAATGTTTGATGACGAGGATGTGTTGATGGAGATGGAGAATTTCAAGTACGATGAAGACTTGGATGACGACAAGACCATCAAGAAGCAGAAGCTGGCAATGAAGAGAGAGCTTGCAAAAGCCAAGGAGTATTTTGAGAAGCAAAAGGAGCAATACAAGGTGCCATTAGAGTCTAAGGCAACCTCAGTTCCCGCAGCAGATCAAGAAGGCTACGAGGCTTACAAGAAATATAACCAAGAGCTCACGCAGATGCAACAAGAGCAGATGAAGCGTTCAGAGTTTTTCCTGCAGAAAACCAATGAGGTATTCAACGATAAGTTCGAAGGTTTCGACTTTACAATCGGAGAATCTACCTACAAGTTCAAACCAGGAGAGGCAGAGAAGGTAAAGGCTTCTCAATCTGACATCAACAACTTCATTTCCAAATTCGTTGACGAAAATGGATATGTGAAAGATGCAGCTGCGTATCACAAGGCAATGTCTGCCGCTTTGAATGCCGACGCTTTGGCTAGGTTCTTCTACGAGAAGGGCAAGACCGAGGCGATTGAGAGTGTAAGCAAGGAGAGCAAGAACGTCCAAATGGGTGTTCGTCAATCTGCTCAACCTGCCGCAAACTTCAGTGGTTTAAAAGTGTCGTCATTGGATAGTGATTCGGGCCGAGGTTTGAAAATAAAAACAAGACAATAACTTTTTAAAAACACACAAAAATGAGCGTATTAAGCGTACCCGGTTATCAATTAACCCCTAGTTCTGTCAAGCAGCCCTTGGCTACGAACTACATCAACAATTTTGACTTCTTGAATCAGTATCTTCCTGATACTTACGAGAAGGAATTCGAGCGTTATGGAAATCGTTCCATCGCTTCTTTCTTGCGCATGGTAGGTGCAGAAATGCCCTCCAACTCTGACATGATCAAATGGGCTGAGCAAGGCCGTTTGCACACCCAGTACACTGGTGTAACCACTACTGGTGCTGCTGCTGCTGGTTCTCAGACTTTTGATATCGGAACTGGCACTTGCGTATTCCGCATTGGCCAAACCGTTATCTTGTCTTCTGCTTCTGAAACCACCAACGAAAAGACCCAAAAAGGTATCATCACTGCTTTGCCTGCTGACGATCAGTTCACCGTAGCTTTCTATGGTGCTGCTGCTTCATCTGGTTTTGCTGCTGCTGCTACTGACATCATTGCTTTCGTTTATGGTTCTGAATTCAAAAAAGGATCAAACGGAATGTTGGGTTCTTTGGAAGCTCAAGACGACATCTTCGAGAACAAGCCTATCATCATCAAGGACAAGTATGCTGTTAGCGGTTCTGACATGGCTCAGATCGGCTGGGTAGAAGTTACTACTGAGAATGGTGCTACTGGTTACTTGTGGTACTTGAAGAGTGAGCACGAGACTCGTTTGCGTTTCGAAGACTACTTGGAAATGGCTATGGTTGAAGGCGTTCCCGCTGACAGCTCTTCTGCAGCTTTGACTTATTTGTCAACAGGAGCTACAACTACTGCCGCTGGTACTGAAGGTATGTTCCATACCATCTCTAACCGTGGTAACGTTTGGGGCGGTGGCTATCCCACCACTTTGGCTGACTTTGATGCCATCATCCAGCGTTTGGACAAGCAAGGTTCTATCCAAGAGAACGCTTTGTTCGTAAACCGTGAGTTCAGCTTCTCTATCGACGACATGTTGGCTGCTCAAAACAGCTACGGTGCAGGTGGAACTAGCTACGGTTTGTTCAACAACAGCGAGCAAATGGCTTTGAACTTGGGCTTCTCTGGCTTCAAGCGTGGCTATGAGTTCTACAAGACCGATTGGAAGTACTTGAACGATCCCACTTTGCGTGGTGGTTTGAGTGCCGGAAACGTAAACGGTGTATTGGTTCCTGCTGGTTCTACCACTGTTTATGACATGGTTTTGGGTAAGAACGCTAAGCGTCCTTTCTTGCACGTTCGTTACCGTGCCTCTGAGGCT